GCCTGATTACGATAGTCTACGGTGACATCATCACACCGGAACATGTTGCCAACTGGTTCATTGAGCAGGCCCGGAAGTACCATATCATCGATATTGTGGCGGACCGATATCGGGCTGAAGTTGTGCGCGATGCGTTCACTAAGGCTGGATTGCCTTTGAGTATTATCCCCAGCGGCCCTGTAACACATGCCAAGATAGCGCCGCTGATTACCACAATGTTTGCTGAAGAAACGGTTGTCTTTGGGGATAACCCGACCATGCGCTGGTATGTCAACAACACCTGCGTGGTGTTGGATGCTAAAGGAAACACAACCTACCACAAGATCGAGCCGAGAACTCGCAAGACAGACGGGTTCTTTGCTTTGGTACATGCTTTGTCGAAAGACAGCGAACTCCAGGAGGCCAACGATGACTTCCTGTCACTCGGCGTTTACACATACTAGAAAGGAGGGATTGCGGTGTGGGAATTCGACAGTGGTTCCTAGATTTGTTTGACAAGGAAGGCACGCTGAGTTTGAGTGCTGTGGTGGCCAGACTTGCCACAGAGGTCTACTACAAGGAGCTGGCCGTCCAAGCATGTGCTAATCTGATCGCCAAGACTCTGGCCCGGGCTGAATTCAGAACCTTCCTGAAGGGCGAAGAGGTCCGAGAGGATATGTATTACCTGCTCAATATTGAGCCCAATCCTAACCAGAACGCCAGCGACTTCTGGCGAGACGCGGTTTACAGGGCGGTCAGAAACAACGAAGCGCTGATCATCATGGACGGTAACTACCTGCACCTGGCTGATTCTTGGACTGTGGTGCCAGGCACTTTCGTTGAAAACCTCTACACCGAGATACAGCTGGGAGAGCTGAGGGAGCCTTTGAGACGGCGGGAAAATGAAGTGCTGCACCTGCGGATACACAATGAAAGGGCACAGCAAGTTATTGAGGGCCTTTATAATTCTTACAGCAAGCTCATCGCTGCAGCTCAGAAGCGCTACCGCAGAAATAGCTCCAAGCGAGGATTCTTGGAGCTGGGGACCAATTACCCACAAACTGAGAAGGCCCAGGCGGACCTTAAAGATTTGCTGGAGAATAGGTTCAAAACCTTTTTCCGGCACGAAGATGACGCTGTTCTTCCTTTGACAGGTGGGGCTAAGTGGCAGGAGCTGGAGGCCACCGGGCCCGCAGCTAGAGGAACGGTTGAAGGGCGGGATATCCGGGAGTTTATCAACGACATCTTCGACTTCACGGCTGTAGCTTTCCAGGTACCGCCGCAGCTACTGAAGGGGAACGTGGCTGACACCCACGAGGTCATGAAGAACTTCCTGACGTTCTGTATCAACCCGTTGGCCGACATGATCAGTGATGAGATTAATCGCAAGATGTACGGAAAGAGGGATTTCAAGAAACGCAGCTACGTCAAGGTGGACACTACACACATTCGTGCGGTGGACGTCAAAGATGTTGCTGGTGCTTTGGATATCCTCTTCCGGATCGGTGCTTACACCATCGATGACTGCCTGAAGTACTTGGGCATGGAGCCCCTTGGTGGTGAGGTTGGCCAACAGAGATTCATTACTAAGAACTACCAGCCCATTGAGACTGTTATCGGTGGTGAAGGAGGTGAGCAAGAATTGAACCGTTAGCCATAGATAGAACGCTTAACGAAAGGGGTGACTTGATGAAAAGATATTGGCAGTTGGCCACCCAAGACAGAGAGGCGGCCCTTTATATCTACGGAGACATAGTGACCGAAGATTGGAAATGGCTTGAGTCTGACGTGAGTGGTCATGAACTGGTGCAGCAGCTGGACCAGCTGGATGTTGACCTAATTAACGTCTACATTAACAGCTATGGTGGATTCGTCAGCGAAGCCTGGGCTATCCATAATGCCCTAAAACGCCAGAAGGCCAAAATCAGGACCGTTTGCGAAGGCTTTGCCTGCTCTGCAGCGAGCTTGATTTTTATGGCCGGGGACGAGCGCATTATGCTGGACACGTCGGCGCTTTGGATTCACAACGTCCAAACCTTCGCCGCTGGTGACTACAAAAAGCTCCAAAGTGAGGCCGAGGGTGCCAAGAAGCTCAACGAGCTTAGTATGCAGGTTTATTTGGAGCATGTGAGCCTCTCTAAGGAAGAACTGGCAGAGATGATGGACAGGGAGATGTGGATTTCTCCGACCGAAGCCCTGGAGTGGGGATTCGCCACCGCCATCCAGTCGGGAGGTGAGAGCAAGAAGCCTACACAAAGTGCAAGAAAACATATCTTCGACATGGTCTTCAAAGAATTGGACCGGCCGCTCACGGCTCCCACTCGAGACATTTTGACCGATCTGTTATCACCACTCGCTCAATCCGAAGAGCAGCTGGAAGAGTTCGCAAAACAGTTCCTAACTAAGCTCCAGGCACAAGCTAACGAAACCGAACAAGAAGGTCCAGCTCCAGACCAGGAGCACCAAGACTCTGA